CAAACCGAAAATTTGAAGAAGTCGAACAAACTCGTTGACACCCTCATTGCCTCGTGATACAAAGGCATCATTCCGGGGTCACCGGAGTATCTAACCAGTCCCGGCTGGGCGGCATGCAGATAGATACTCTAAAACTCGCATGTGAGGAACCAAAATGGGAATCGCTACTCATCTGGGCCCGTGGCTTCTGGGCACCACTCGATACACCACCGGCACAACCGCTGCCACCACCCGTAACACCGGCGCAACTCAAGTCGTTCAAACTGACGTTGTAAATTTTGACGACGCAGACGACAGCAACGCTTTTGTTCTGCCCGCCGGTTCGCTGATTACGGCTTTCCGCTTCATCACCACAACGACCTTTGATCAGGCCACGACCATTACGCTGTCAATTGGTGGCACTGCAATTACTGCCGCTTTGACTGTGACCACCGCTGGTGCTTATCAGTTTACTGCTGCGGCTACGACTGCAGCTGCTGCTCTGTGGGCCAACACTGGCACGACAGACAAGTTTGTGACCTACACCGTTGCACAGGGCGCTTCGACTGTTGGCGTAGGCCTGCTGATCGTTGAGTACGTGGTTCGCAACTCTGATGGCACGATGTATCAGTCTGCTGGTCAGGTCTGATAGGAGCCCGCTATGGGGATGCAAACCGATATTCTGGCGAGTCAGGTTCGCACCACTGATGGTCAACTGAATAATCAGGCGGGCAACACCATTGGGCGTGCCCGAGTGCGTAGCGTCTACATTGTCCCGTCTGGAACGGCGGGCAGTGTGGTGTTCAAAGACGGCGGCGCAGCCGGTACGACTCGTATGACCATCAATACAGTTGCCTCTGCAACTCAGCCAACGTACATGTTGATGCCTGCTGAGGGCGTTTTGTTCTCAACTGACATTTACGTTGATGTGACGGACATTGGCTCTGTGATGGTGTTTTATGCCTGAAGAAAAGCGCGTTGACCTGCAGGGGCGCAGTTTATTTATTGCGATCCCGGCATACGATGGCAAGCTGAACATCAAGACAGCGTTTGCCTTGGCCCAGCTCATGCCCAAAGCATTGAGCTTGGGGGTCAACGTTTTTCTTTCAGACATGTCCAATTGCTCCATCATCACGATGGCACGCAATTCTTTGGTCAACGAGTTTCTCAAGACCGATGCAACGGACATGCTGTTCATTGATTCTGATGTAATCGTCACGCCCGATGATGTGTTGCGGCTTCTTGCACAGCACACTGGCCGTGATGTGACCACTGGAATCTATCCTCGTCGGGCAAAAGACAAACGGTTCTTCCTTGACGTGTTCTTTGACGAAGACAAAAACTTAGTCTTTGATGGCCCTCTCATGCGTGTCAATCGGATTGGCACTGGCTTCATGATGATCAATCGAGGGATCATTGAGAAGATGATTGAGGCCAATCCGCAGTGGCAGTACATGAACAAAGAGGGCACCGGCAACGTTGCTGCTGTGTTTGATTTTGCGATCAAGGACGGCAACTTCGTGGGCGAGGATTATTTGTTCTGCGATCGAGTCACGGAGCTTGGCGGTAAGATTTGGCTAGATGTGGAAATCTGTTTGCCGCACATTGGCACCGAGGCTTTTACAAACAATTTCCGGGACGAGGTGGTGATTCCAATGTTGGAAAACATTCGCCAGTCCCGCTTGAAAGTCGCAAATGGCTAAGACACCAGCATGGCAACGCAAGGAAGGCAAAAACCCGAAGGGTGGGCTCAACGCCAAGGGCCGAGCTTCGGCAAAAGCCCAAGGTATGAACCTCAAGCCTCCGCAACCAGAAGGCGGCAGCAGGCGCGACTCCTTCTGCGCCCGGATGGGTGGCATGAAGAAGAAGCTCACGTCCGAGAAGACGAAGAAAGACCCAAACTCCCGGATTAACAAGGCCCTTCGGGCTTGGAACTGCTGACATGGGACAGAACCACGACACCGTTAAAAACGTGCTGGATGTTGCCTCTGCCATAGCGGCAATAGGAGCATTCTTGGAACTTCTTACACCTGTATTCGGCCTGATCGGTGCCGTATGGACGCTCATGCGTATTGCTGAGATGGTCACTGGCAAACCGTTTGTGGAACTTATCCGCAGGAAAAAGCCAGATGCCCAGCAAGAGTGAGAAACAACACAATCTGATGGCGTTGGTTGCAAATAACCCCGCCGCAGCGAAGCGCCTTGGCATCCCTCAAAAGGTTGGCAAGGAATTTATGGAGGCCGATAAAGGCCGCAAATTTGCCAGAGGTGGTGACATGAAAGAGTCCAAAGAGATGATGAAAAAGGAAGTGTCCTTCATGAAGAAAAAGGGCGCTCCCAAGGCTATGGTCAAGCATGAGATGGCCGAGATGAAGGGCATGAAGCATGGCGGTAAAGCCAAAAAGATGATGGGCGGCGGCATGGCATATGCTGCTGGCGGTCTGACTGCTGGCCACAAGTCTGCTGATGGCATTGCTCAAAAAGGCAAAACCAAAGGCGCTCAAATCAAGATGGCCCGTGGCGGCAAGTCTTGCGGCTAAGGAGAGCATCATGCCCATGACGCCTGAAGCAGCAAAAATGTACAAGCCTCGTCGCCCTGTCGAGGAGCCTATGAATCCCCAAACTCGCGCCATGCTCGATGAGCAGATGCAAGAACAAAAGGACAAAAAGGCCCGCGAGAAAATCAAGGAATTGGGCTATGCCAAGGGCGGCGTGACGCGTGCTGATGGCTGTGTCACAAAAGGACACACCAAAGGCAAGATGATCAAGATGGCCTACGGCGGAAAAGCCTGCTAATCATGAGAGCCAGTCGCGGTATGGGGGCCATCTCCCCCTCCAAGATGCCCAAAGGCGTGAAAAAACCACGTCGGGATGACACTGACTTCACGCAGTATGCTGAAGGCGGCAAGGTCTCCAAGGTCAACGAGGCTGGCAACTACACCAAACCGGGTATGCGCAAGTCGCTGTTTGAGTCCATCAAGTCTCGGGCGGTGCAGGGTACAGCGGCAGGGCAATGGTCCGCAAGGAAGGCCCAGCTTCTGGCCAAGCAGTACAAGGCAAAGGGCGGAGGTTATCGTGATTGAACAAGAAATTATTGAGGGTCATGCTGCAAGTTGTGCGCTTCATGACGACGGCCCTTGCACCTGCGGCACGTATGAGGTGTTGGATGAGTTGGCACTTGAGGAAGCTGGGCTGACTGAAGAGGACTTTGTGTGAAATCGCCTCAGCAGTCTTTGAAGGCTTGGACGGCCCAGAAATGGAGGACGAAAAGTGGCAAACGCTCTTCTGACACGGGTGAAAGATACCTTCCAGAGTCTGCGATCAAAAGCCTCAGCCCTGCTGAGTACGCTGCGACAACGCGTGCAAAACGTGCTGGCAAGGCTGCGGGGAAACAGTTCGTAGCCCAACCCAAGACAATTGCCAAGAAAACGGCGAGGTTTAGATAATGGCAACTTCAGGCACCACAACATTTAACCCCGATCTCACCGAGATTGTGGAAGAGGCGTTTGAACGCTGCGGTGGTGAGCTTCGCACCGGCTACGACCTGCGCACGGCTCGCCGGTCCATGAACCTGATGTTTGCCGACTGGGCCAACCGTGGCCTCAATATGTGGACGTTTGAGCAGGGCTCGCAGGTTCTGACCGCCGGGACTGCTACATATACGCTTCCTACTGACACCGTTGATTTGCTTGACCACGTGATCCGTACAGGGGCTGGCAACGCTTCCACGCAGGCTGACCTGACAATCACCCGTATCAGTGAATCTACGTACTCCAGCATCCCCAACAAGATTCAGCAGGCGCGGCCCATCCAAGTGTGGATTCAGCGCCTCATCACCCCCCAGTACACCCTCTGGCCGGTGCCTGACAACACCCAGACTTACACATTTGTGTACTGGAGACTGCGCCGGATTCAGGACGCTGGTGAGGGCGTAAACACGATGGACATGCCTTTCAGGTTCTATCCGGCCATGATTGCCGGGCTGGCCTACTATATGGGCATGAAGATTCCGGGCGCTATGGAGCGTTTGCCCATGCTCAAGCAGCAGTACGACGAGGCTTGGGAGCTTGCTTCTGGCGAAGACCGCGAGAAAGCTGCGGTCAGGTTTGTTCCAAGGCAGCAGTACATCGGGAGCTGACCATGCCAAATCGGTTTGCTTCTGGTAAGTTCAGTATCGCCATGTGCGATATATGCGGCTTCCAGTTCAAGCTCAAAAAACTGAAGTCGCAGGTTGTCAAGACCAAGCAGATCAACGACCGGGTGTGCTCGGAATGCTGGTCGCCAGACCACCCGCAGCTTCAGTTGGGCATGTATCCTGTAGAAGACCCACAAGCGGTGAGAAACGCCCGAAGAGACACAACGTATGTAACGTCGGGCACGAACGTGGACGGTTTTCCATCGGGCGGCTCTCGTGACATCCAGTGGGGATGGAACCCTGTCGGGGGGTCGAGCCAGTACGATAATGGCCTGACTCCAAACTATCTGGCGTTGACGGTTTCCGTCGGCACTGTGACAATATCCACATCGGCATAAGGAGCCAAAAATGGACGCAAAAACCGCAGTTCACAAGCATGAGAAAAACATGCACCCCGGCAAGCCCATGACCAAGATGGCCAAGGGCGGCAAGACCAACGCTCAGATGAAGGCTATGGGCCGCAATCTGGCCAAGGTTGCAAACCAGAAGAAGTCCTCTTTTACCTACAAAAAAGGGGCCTGATCATGGCCAAGTACAGTATGAAAAAGGGCGGCAAAGAAGTCGGCCCTGCTTCTGTTTATGCGGAGCCACACACCATGCAAGGCAAAAAAGTTAAAGCCGAGACCAACCCCGGTTCCGGCCCCGATCACAGCAGCACCGACACCGTGAACATGACTGTTGGCAATCACACCAAGCGTGTGAACAACACCGTGAAAACCAGCGGCATCAAGATGCGTGGCGCGGGCGCAGCTACCAAAGGATTCATGTCTCGTGGGCCGATGGCCTGAGGTTTGAATGAACTACGCCGATCTCGTTACCGCCGTTTCCGATTATTCGGAAAACAACTTTCCTACGACGGTCATGGATACCATGATCCGTCAGGCGGAGCAGCGCATTTATTCGTCCGTGCAGTTGGCGAATTTGCGCAAGAACGTAACGGGTTTTACGACGGCCAGCAACAAGTATTTGGAATGTCCGTCTGACTTTCTGTCTACTTATTCTTTGGCCATCATCAGGGCAAACGGGTCGTATGAGTACTTGCTCAACAAGGATGTGAACTTTATTCGGCAAGCGTACCCCACGCCCACCTCAACGGGCCTGCCCAAGCATTACGCCATTTTTGGACCACGTTCAAACGATGTCAACGAACTGGTTTTCATTCTTGGTCCGACACCCGATGCGGCGTATGAAGCGGAACTTCATTACTACTATTACCCCGAGTCCATCGTGACTGCCGGGGATACGTGGCTTGGAGAGAATTTTGATTCCGCGCTCCTCAACGGCGTCATGCTTGAGGCCTGTACGTACATGAAGTCAGACCCGGATATGGTCAAAAATTACAACGACCGGTACGTGCAGTCAATTGCTCTTCTGAAGAACCTTGGGGATGGCAAACAGCGTGGTGATGCTTATCGCAACGGTCAGGTCAAAATTCAGGTGAGCTGATGAGCATACTTCAAGGCGCAACCACCTCATTCAAAGTTGAGCTGCTGCAAGGCGTTCACAACTTTGGACCAACTTCGCCCAACACATTCAAGATTGCGCTGTACACGGCTGATGCCAATTTGAATGCTGGCACCACGGTGTATTCATCGAGCAATGAAGTTGTAGGGACTGGCTATACGGCAGGTGGGAACACGCTGACAATCAGCACCAGCCCAACATCGGGAAATAACACCTACAACATTCCAACCGCCTACATCTCGTTTGCCAATACATCGTGGGCGGGGGCGTCGTTTACTGCTCGTGCGGCGTTGATTTACAACTCTACACAGGGCGATAAATCAGTGGCTGTGCTGGATTTTGGTTCTGACAAGACTGTCAGTAACAATACATTCCTGATCACATTTCCCACTGCCGATCCAAACAGCGCCATCGTGCGTATCTCGTAACAGGAGTCATCATGATCGAAAAACTTCAAGCCAAGGACATCGTTGCGGGTGGTCTGGTGGCCGGTGCAAATTCAGGCGAACACGCTGTCGCCACGGGCAAGTATGTCGTCGAGTGTTTTGACAAGGACGGCAACCTCAAGTGGGTTTCTGAGTCCAAGAATCTTGTGGTCAATGTGGGCCTGCAATATATGGCGGGCGTGGCCCTGACCTCTACGGCTCAAATTACCTCTTGGTACGTGGGTTTGTACGGCTCTGGGGCAACAAACAGCCCCGCCGCAGGTAACACAATGAGCTCCCACGGCACTTGGACCGAGGTGACGGACTATAGCGAGTCAACCCGTGTTCTGGCCAACTTTGCCGCAGCAACCAACGCCAACCCGTCTGTTGTGACCAATACCTCAAACAAGGCGGTGTTTACCATCAACGGCACGACTGTTGTTGGCGGCGCGTTTCTGACAAGCGATTCAACCAAGGGTGGGACCACGGGCACATTGTTCTCTGCTGCGGACTTCAGCTCCCCCGGCGACCGCTCTGTGGTGTCAGGTGACATATTGAATGTGACGTACACCTTCTCGCTTGCAGGGTAAGGATGAGTTGTGGCAGAAGGAGGATGGGGTTCTGGCGAGTGGGGTCAGGCCGCTTGGGGTAGGTCTGTATACGACCGCGCCTTGGCCGATAGCGCCACGGTTACGGATGCCCCGTCATCTTCTTTCAGTATTCAGTCGGCTGTAGCCGAGAGTGCCACTGGCACCGATGCGCTTGCCGGGGTTGTTGAAGTTTATGGGGCGGTAGCTGAGAGTGCCACTTGCACTGATGCGGTCAGCTCAAACTACAGTGTTCAAAGCGCGGTAGCAGAAAGCGCCACCGGTACGGACGCCATCTCAGCCACCCCTGAATATGCGGTTTCTGTATCTGAGACTGCCACAGGGTCGGACAGCGTGTTTTCGACCCCGGTGTATGGGATTTTGGTCTCCGAGAGCGCTACTGGCACGGATGCAACGCAGGCGGCGTTTGCTTTCTACAGTTCTGTGGATGAGAGTGCCACGGCAACGGATTCTGTCAGTTCGTTGCAGAGTATTCAAAGCCTGATTGCTGAGTCGGCAACTGGGACCGATTTGATCTCTGCAACACCGGCTTATGGGATTTCGGTGGTAGAAAGCGCCTCCGGGTCGGACATAGTTTCCTCTCTGGCGCAGCTCTTTGCGGCTCTGTCAGAGCAGGCAACAATCACGGACCTTGTTGGCGGCAGAAAACTTTGGGAAGTTATTGATGACACCCAGACGCCAAACTGGCAGAATATCAGCAATACCCAGTCATCTGGCTGGGCGGTGGTTGGTAACACTCAGGCTGCTGGGTGGGTTAATATCAACACGCAATAGGAGTCTTGAATGACAACCGGAAATACGACACTTTTGGGCTTGGCGCTACCGGTTCAGGGGGAACTGGACGGCACATGGGGTGATGTTGTAAATCAGCAAATCACCGAGCTTCTGGATACGGCTGTTGCTGGCACGACCACTCTGAACACGGACGCAGATGTTACGCTGACCACCACTGTTCTTGCGGCCAATCAGGCCCGTCAAGCTGTTTTGCTGTGGACGGCAAACGGAACCACAACCCGCAACATCACCGCCCCAGCTCAGAGCAAGGCGTACATCGTCATCAACGCATCGGCGGGGACGCAGAGCATCGTTGTTCGCGGCGCTGGCCCTACAACGGGGGTCACCATCATCAAGGGTGAGCGGGCTCTTGTGGCGTGGAACGGGTCGGATTTTGTAAAGATTGGCAGCACCAGCGGCGCGGGCACGTTTACTGATCTGACTGTTACGGGCAACACCATTTTGGGTGATGCTGCCGGAGACACGATCACAGTCAACGGCGCAACCACGTTTGTCAACGTCAGCCCGACAATCACTCCCGGCACAGCCAACGGCGTGGCCTACCTCAACGGCTCCAAAGTCCTGACCACGG